AGTCATACAGGTACTTTTGTAAAAATTGATGACAAGCTCAGAGAAATATTTAGAAAAAATGGACTACCTACTTATAGAAAAGGTGGAATAGTAAATGCTAAACAAAGTTTATGAGTTTCAACCACTTATCAGATGCTGAGATCAAAGAAGCCTTAGCTTTACGAGAAAGGCTAAACTTACTTAAAAAACAAGAAATCTGCAAAACAAATTTTTTAGAATTTATAGACCATATGTGGGATGGCTTTATTTGTGGTCGTCATCATAAAATATTTGCTGAAAAACTTGAGGGTATTGCTAATGGCACAATCAAAAGGTTGATTGTCAATATGCCGCCAAGACACACAAAGTCTGAATTTGCTTCTACATATTTTCCTGCTTGGATTATGGGTAGAGATCCTAGTAGAAAAATTATGCAAACTACGCATACAGGAGAACTTGCTGTCAGGTTTGGTAGGAAAGTTAGAAACATGATGGACAGCGATATTTATAAACAAATATTTCCTGAAGTGCTTTTATCATCTGATAGTAAATCAGCAGGTCGTTGGGAAACTAATAAGAGTGGTGAGTATTTTGCTGCTGGTGTCGGAGGAGCAATTACAGGTCGTGGTGCGGATTTATTAATTATTGATGATCCTCATTCTGAACAAGATGCTATGAGTCCAACCGCTATGGAGTCTTGTTGGGAGTGGTACACTTCTGGGCCAAGGCAAAGGTTACAACCAGGCGGATCTATTGTCTTAGTTATGACAAGATGGAGTGGTATAGATTTAACAGCTAAATTGTTAGAAGCTCAAAAAGAATCTTTAGCAGATCAGTGGGAAATTGTAGAGTTTCCAGCTATTTTTCCTGAAACTGAGAATCCCTTATGGGAAGAGTTTTGGTCATTAGAAGAATTGTTAAAGGTAAAAGCTTCTTTGCCTGTTATGAAATGGAATGCTCAATGGATGCAAACTCCAACTTCTGAAGAGGGTTCGATAGTCAAACGTGAATGGTGGCAAAAATGGGAAAGCGATACTTTGCCTAATGTTAGCTACATAATTCAATCTTACGATACTGCTTTTTCTAAAAAAGAAAATGCTGACTATTCCGCTATTTCAACTTGGGGTGTATTTAGACCTGATGAGGATTCACCTGATTCGATCATACTTCTAGATTGTCAAAAAGGCAGATATGATTTTCCTGAGCTAAAAAGATTAGCTATGGAAGAATATAAATATTGGGAGCCTGATATGGTGTTAATTGAAGCAAAAGCTTCAGGTACACCTTTGACTCACGAACTTAGAAGATTAGGTATTCCTGTTGTTAACTACTCCCCTACAAGAGGACATGACAAAACCACAAGAATGCACTCTGTTGCACCTATCTTTGAAAGTGGTTTGGTATATGCTCCACAAAAAGCTTTTGCTGAGGAAATGATAGAAGAGTGTGCTTCTTTTCCTTTTGGTGCTAATGATGATTTATGCGATACTATGACTCAAGCCTTGATTAGATTTAGAGAAGGCGGGTTATTATCATTACATGATGATTACGAGGACAAAGATCAGGCACCAATAGTTAGAAGTTATTATTAATGGATATATTTATTACGCAATATATAAGTAAAAATAGAATTGAAGATGGGCCATGTATTTATGCAGAATCTTTGCAGTCTGCAACTGAACAAGCTAATTTTCTTAATTTAGAGATAATTGGTAGAATGAAGTATGATGGCGATATTGAAGACTTAAGAACGATACATTAACTATGGCTATAGAAAACCAACCGATTGCTCCTAAAAATTTAAATGAGGAGAAACCAAAAACAGAAGAAGAACAACAGTTAATAGATATTTCTGATGCTGTTGCTTTAGCTGAAGATAACGAAGGCTTTACTATTTTAGAAGACGGTAGTGCAGTTCTTGGACAAGAAGAAATGCCTATGGTTAATAATGATTTCAATGCAAATCTTGCCGAAATTATTGATCCAGACGAGCTGAATAAAATATCTTCGCAATTAACTGAAGGTATTGAAAAAGATAAATCTTCTAGAGAAGATTGGGAAAAAACCTATCAAGATGGTTTGAAGTATCTAGGAATGAAATTTGATGCTGAAAGATCCGAACCTTTTGCAGGAGCATCTGGAGTTATTCATCCTTTACTAGGTGAAGCAGTAACTTCTTTTCAAGCTCAAGCTTACAAAGAATTATTACCTGCTAACGGGCCAGTCAAAACTCAAGTAGTAGGAGAATATAATTCTGTTGTTGAAGAACAAGCTCAAAGAGTTAAAGAGTTTATGAATTATCAGATAACTAATGTAATGGAAGAGTATGACGCTGAGTTAGATCAATTATTATTTTATTTACCTCTTGCAGGTTCTGCATTTAAAAAAGTTTATTATGATGAAGTAATAGGAAGAGCCGTATCTAAGTTTGTAGCTCCCGAAGATTTGATAGTCCCTTATTACACAACTGATTTAGAAAGTTGTCCTAGAATTACTAACATAATAAAAATGCCTGAAAATGAAGTCAGAAAACTTCAAGCACAAGGTTTTTATAGAAGTGTAAATATAGATTATGGAGTTTCTGCTGAAGAATCTTCTCAAGTAAAAGAAGAGATAGATCAACTAGCAGGTATGGAGCAAAATTATGATACTTCTGAAGTTACAGTTTTATATGAAGTTCATTGTAATTTAGATTTAGAAGGCTTTGAAGATACTAACAATCAAGGTCAATTCACAGGCGTTAAATTGCCTTATATAGTAACTATAGATTCAAACTCTCAACAAGTTTTATCAATTAGAAGAAATTTCTTAGAGCAAGATCCGTACAAAGGTAAAATAGAATACTTTGTTCATTTTAAATTTTTACCTGGATTAGGGTTTTACGGATTTGGTCTAACACACATGATTGGTGGCTTATCGAAAGCATCTACATCTATACTAAGGCAACTTATAGACGCAGGAACTCTTGCGAACCTACCTGCTGGGTTCAAAACAAGAGGGATTAGAATAAGAGATGAAGATTCTCCTATTCAGCCTGGAGAATTTAGAGATGTAGATGCACCTGGCGGATCATTAGCAGATGCAATACAACCACTACCGTTTAAAGAGCCAAGTCAAACTTTACTGTCTTTGCTATCAGTTCTTGTAAATTCAGGAAAGCAATTTGCTTCTATTGCGGAAATAAATACAGGTCAAGGTAATCCTCAAGCTCCAGTTGGTACGACTATGGCTTTACTAGAAAGATCAACTAAAGTTTTGTCAGCAATACATAAAAGATTACATTCAGCACAAAGAAAAGAATTTAAATTACTGGCTAAAGTCTTTAAAGAATACTTACCGCCAGAATATCCTTACATGACTGCAAATGGCGGTGGTCAATTAAAGCTTACTGACTTTGATGATCGTGTAGATATAATTCCTGTATCTAATCCTGACATATTTAGTTCTGCTCAAAGAATAGCTATGGCACAAGAAATGATGAACCTTGTTCAATCAAATCCACAAATACATGGGCCTAATGGTATTTATGAATCTTACCGAAGAATGTACGCTGCTATAGGAGTTGATAATGTTGATTCATTATTACAGCCACCTCCTCCTACGGATCCAATTCCTACTGAAGCAGGTGTAGAAAATAATACGTTATTACTTGGCGGAACTGCTAAAGCTTTTCCTGAACAAAACCATGATGCACATATTGAAATACATAAATCTCTTTTAAAGACATCACCAGTTCAATCAAACTTGCAAGTACAAGCAAATATTTTTTCTCATATTATGGAACACTTACAAATGAAAGCAGATGCTTTAGCTCAACAACAAATGCCTCAAGAAGCTATGGCTCAGTATCAACAACTACAACAGGCTTCCCAACAAACTTCAGGTCAAGACCAACAACAATTAGTACAACAAGCTGCACAAATATTAGGTCAATTTAGTGCTCCAATACTAGCTCAATTAGTTTCTGAATTTACTGAAACAGTATCTTCGCCAGCAGATGAAGATCCTTTAGTTACAATTAGGAAGCAAGAGTTAGCTCTTAAAGGTCAAGAATTAGCACAAGAACAAAGGCAATTTGCTGCAGATCAAGAAAGAAAAATACAAGAAAGCCAAGCAAGAGTTAGTGTCGATAAAGAAAGAATTGATGCTTCTGAAGGTATTGCTAGGATGAAAGATGATACTGCTCAAGACAGATTAGAACAACAAAGGATATTTAAATCTATAGATTTACAAAATAAATAATTTACTTTTTTACAATTTATACAATAGAATAGCAAGATGAAAAGTTCAATTAAATATCAAGGCAAAGGAACTGTTAAGTTAAAACAACAAAAAAGTGTTTCAGCTAGTACAACTCCTACGCCAGGAATGGGTAAAGGTAAGGTCAAAGGAAGTGGTATTGCGGAAACGGGTACTAAATTCAATGGCGTTTATTAATGTCCATATTTGATTTAAGAGAAAAATATTTAAAATCTCTTAGAGAACGACAAGAGGATGTCAAAACCCAAATGTTAAATGGGGTAAAAGACATGTCTCAATATGAATTTTTGCGTGGGCGACACAGTTCTCTCGTTGACGCAGAAAGTATTTTTAGAGAACTGCTAGGAAAAGAGTATGAAGAGCCAGAACAAAGTGGTAGTCCCTGACCACATAGCCAAAGAAATAGAAGAGTCTCAACAAATAGAAAAGCCTGAAGAAACAGAAGCTGATCAGGCTTATATTGAAGAGAGCAAAAGAGTTTTAGATCCAACTTTATTAGAAGCATCTTTATTAGATAGAATGCCACAACCTTCGGGTTATAGGATTCTCGTCTTACCTTACAAAGGTAAAGGTGTGTCTGATGGAGGCATATTATTAACACAACAGCATGTAGAAAGAGAGTCTTTGGCTTCTGTATGTGCTTATGTAGTTAAAATGGGGCCACTTTGCTATAAGGATGAATCTAAATTTGGAGGCACCTCTTGGTGTCAAGAAAAACAATGGGTACTTATTGGTAGATATGCTGGTTGTCGTTTTAAGCTGGGTGATGAAGCCGAATGCAGACTTATAAATGATGATGAAGTTTTAGCTACTATTAAAGATCCTGATGACATAGTTGCTGTATAGGAGGTTTATATGTCTGAATTACAACGAGAAGAAAACTTGCAAGAATCTACGGATAATGTAGATGAAATTGAAGTTATAGAGGAAGAACAAACTGAAGTTCAAAACGAAGAGTCTGTTGATAATGAACAGCCTGAAGAGGTAAAAGCAGAAACAGAGGATGAGCTTGAAAATTATTCAGATAATGTTCAAAAAAGAATAAACAATCTTACAAGAAAGCTTAGAGAAGCCGAAAGAGGTAGAGATTCTGCACTTAATTATGCTAATAGCATGAAATCAGAATTCGAAAACCTAAGAGGTAAAAATGAAAAGATAAATAAAGATTATTACGCTGAAGCTGCAACAAGACTTGAAAGCCAAAAAGCACAAGCAACTAGAGTTTTAGCTGAAGCTCAAGAGGCTCAGGATTTTGAAAAAGCTGCAAAAGCAACAAGCGTTTTATCTACTATTGCAGTTGAAGAAAGTAGAGTAAAAACGGCTAGAGAAAACTCTACTAATGAGACTATTATTCCGCAACCAAATTTACAACAAGAACAATTACCTCAGCCTGATGCAAAAGCAGAATCTTGGGCTGATAATAATAATTGGTTTGGAGAAGATAGAATTAGGACTCTTGCTGCATTTACAATACATGATGATTTAGTTCAAGAAGGTTTTGACGGACAAACTGATGAGTATTACAATGAATTAGATAAAAGATTGAGAACTAAGTTCCCAAATGATTTTGGTGTAGAAACTGAGAGTGCTCCAACACCACAAGCTACTCAAAGAGTGGCTTCTGCTGCTAGAGCAGATTCTCAAGGTTCTAACAAAAAGCAGGTTAGACTTTCTCCTTCAGAGGTAGAAATGGCTAAAAAACTAAACGTACCTCTAAAAGAGTACGCAAAATTTGTTAAAAGGTAAAAACATGACAAAGAAAACAACAGATAACCAACAAGAATTAAACAGAGCTCCACGTTCTGCGGACACACGAGAGTCCTTTGAATCTCGCAAACCTTGGCAACGCCCATCAACTCTAGAAACTCCAGAACCTCCTGAAGGTTATGAATATAGATGGATTCGTGCTGAAATCGCTAACCAACCCGACAAGAAAAATGTCATGTCTCGATTGAGAGAAGGCTTTGAACTTGTAAGGGCTGAGGAAATTCAAAATTTTGAACTACCAACGATTCAGGATGGAAAACATGCAGGAGTTATTAGTGTAGGTGGACTTTTATTAGCTAAGATTCCTTTAGAAACTCGACAAGAAAGAAATGATTATTTTCAAGATAGGTCGCAAACTATGCAACAAGCAATAGATAATGATTTAATGAAGGAATCTGATGATCGATCTCCAATAGAGAGGCCAAGAAGATCATCTAGCGTTACTTTTGGTGGCGGTAAAAGATAAATGGGAGTATCGCTGTTTACTAAACTTTCATAATTAAAAGGTATTTATTATGGCAAATAAAGATGCACCTTTCGGTTTTAAGCTAGTAGGCAGATTAGGTTCGAGTGTCCAAAATAATGGAACTACAGAATACGAAATAGCCTCTGGTGCAACTGGAAGTATATTCTCAGGTGACCCTGTAAGAATGACTGCTGCTGGTTCAATACTCGTGTGTGATGCTGCGGGTGAGCAACCAATATTGGGAATTTTTAGGGGTTGTAAATTTGTTGATACTGACGGACAAGTTGTGTTTAAAGCACACTATCCATCAGGACAAACATCTACAAGTACAATTACTG